ACCAATCATCCAGTTGGTTTAATTGGTGAAATTACAATTCTCCAAACTCAATCAGATGGCAGTTTAAAGCTAAACAATTCTCAGTCTAAAACTGACAAGGATGAAATTGTTTCTTTATCGGAGATTTCATTTAGCAGCGGGGGCGTAACAGATAACCAAATTTTGGTTGGTCGTATTTTAGACGTGCCCGAGTGGATGAATATAGAATATAGACTTAATTCTGGGCCGGTTGACCGCGAGGAATCAGAACCAGTATTTGTAGATGATTCATTGGTTGATAAGATAGGGGTTGTTCTAACCAATAAAACTATCGCTATGCCTAATTCTTATGGTGGGTTTTTCCCATGGCCGCGGTCACGGGTTCGTTATGGTGAACCTCGACTTATCACTATCATGTCCACAATTACTGGTGACAAATACACGATTGCTGGTAGAGAACTTTTTGCTGGCATATTAGGGCGTTAAAGGTTCAACGGATAAAGGGAAGGAATAAGGGAGAGAGAGAGAGACAAATGAAAATGGATGCTTGCAAACAAATTCTAAATCTTAAATTCCAACTTTGTCGAGATGTTACTCCACCGAAAAAGGCATTTGATTCAGACGCTGGAATTGATTTCTATATTCCAAATGACTTAAAGCAGCTGTCATATTCCACTATATTCAGGGATTCAGTTGCGACTTATTGGGATGGAAGTTATGGTGCTGATCAGCTTAACAAATCGGCGTGTGAAGCAGGATATGGGTATCTGGAGTGGAACAACGCGTTTTATATTCATCCATTTGGATCAGTCTTAATTCCTAGTGGAGTAAAGATTGCAATTCCAGATGGATGGGGACTTTTGTTTGCTAATAAGTCTGGTGTATGCACTAAAAAGGGTTTGATTGTTGGAGCACAAGTCATAGATTCTGCTTATCGAGGTGAGGTCCATATTCACCTTATCAACACACGAAACATTTCAGTTAGTATAGATCCTGGTGAGAAGATTATTCAAGGTCTAGTCATACAGATTCCTAGGATTAGTTTAGAGCAGGTTGATGACATCTTAACTGTTCCAGCGAATGATCCTCGAGGATCGGGTGGGTTTGGTTCAACTGACTTGGTTGACGGATAGGCCAATATGGGACTTTATCCCAGGAGTGATCCCAGATCATTTTCCCTATGATCCTATATAGACCTATATGTCTCTGGGGAGAATGATTCTGGGTGTGACCTGGTGACATCATTCTTGCCTAACCAGACTAACTAGACTAGGACAGTCTAGCCCAGTCTTAACCGGGCCATCCGCCTATAGATCTATACACCACCGCTGGAACGGTGTGAGTCTGGACTAGAAGTCCAAGGCATATATTTCACCTAAGTGTTACGCCCATAATAACTTAGGCCCATTTTTCTATCACATAAGGCATAAAAGCCATAAAGTGTTGCAGTCCAATAACTTATGCCTGGCGAGCTGGGTGGCCTGTCTCCAAGTGATAAATAGAACAATGATCGACAAGTATAAGACAGGATAGCGTTTATGGCATTCAGGTTCCCATTTTTTGGTAGACGAATTGAGAAAAACCCAGAGGAAAGTTATGGGCGGACTCAAGAGAAACTTAATGCGTATGCAAATCCAGAATTGTTAGAGCTAATTGACTCGACGTCGCCTCTTAGTCGTTTTAACCGAGAGTATCTTCTAACAAAACAAGGAGCATATGAAACCTCGGTAATCGAATTAACTCCTCGCCATAATCTTCAAGGTTTCAAATCGTCTCTTAATGAATATCGTTGGTCAATGTTGACCTCACCAGAAATTGCTTGGTGTATTGAAGAAATTCTTACTGAAGTCCAGTCTACTGACTTAGTTCTTGAAACTACAGGCGACTATACTGATTTAGATGAAAATACAAAAACCCTAATTGACAAAGAATTCCTTCGCTTCAAAGAGCTCTTTAGTTTTGAAACCTCATTCGTCAATGATTTCCTTCACTTTATTGTTGAAGGAGAAATGGCTTATGAGGCCATTATAGACAATACCACAGAAGACAAGAAGGCGTTCGGTGTAATTGGTATTCGTCGCCTATATTCTGATGACATCAATGTCATTTATTCCCCCATCATTGATGGGGGATTAGCAGTATCGGTCAATTTGGACAGTGTATTCAATCGATACGGCGACTTCACAAGAATGTTGAATAATCCATATCCTCAGATTAAATTCAATCGAGAAACTGGGTCATTTGAAACGGCTAAAGGATATGCTGTTCTAACATTTCCAAATGTCATTTATTCTGCTTGGAATCTAAATGCCAGCCGTCCTGCCCTATATACAGAGCCTAATTATCCAACATCAATTTTAGATTTGGCTAGCACGCCATTATTTCAATTGAGTGCATTGCAACAAGCCGCGGTTGTTTTACGAACAGTGCGGGCGCCTGAACGATTGGTTTTCAATTTGTCAACTGGCGGGATGTCTGATAAAGCTGCTGTTGATTATATTCGTAAATTTGGAAACAGCCTAAACAAGAAGAAAGTTGCTGCTCCTGCTATGGGTCCATGGGGGAATAATGGAGCACATGGTGGAAATGTCCAATTCTCAGGCCAAGAAACTGGCCAGCCAAGACGACTAGACACCAGTCAAGCGTTCAATCCTTCTACGATGTTAGAGAGTTGGATATTTGGAAAGAGTGATGCAAATGATGGAACAACAGTTTCATCTGTTGGCAGTATGGCCGATTTTGATAAGATGGCCGATATCGAGTATTTCGAACGGCGCCTTCTGAACATTTTCAAAATTCCCTGGTCAAGAATCAAAGATCCAACTAAGACTACATATAAGCCAACCGGAGAATTAGCTTATGACGAAATTCGATTCTATAAGTTTATTGAAAGCATTCAATCAAGATTATCTACATCTATAAATCGGTTGTTCATCTATAACCTCGGCCTTCGAAAAATTGGTGAAGGAGAAAACTTGGGACAAAAACTTTTGGTTAAATTCGAATCGCCGGAACGATATGCAAATTACATGAAACTAGAGGGGGTTTCTTCTCAATTAGATCTCTATACCAAATTTGCTGATAGAGAAGAATTCAACAAGCGTGTTCTTATGCGGAAATATCTGAATATGAATGCGGCAGATATTAATGCACATCTTGGCCCTGAAACTGAAGAAGAGCGAGAAAAAAGAGGCCGTCAACTAAGTGGTGGATCAAGCCGATTTGGATTTGATGGCGACATAGGCATGCCCTCTCGGTTTAGTGGCGGGGGTGGCGGTGGTGGGGGCGGTCTAGATGATTTTGATTTGGATACAGGGCCGGGGGATCCGATAGATATTGATCAAGAACCGGAAGAAAAAGAGGAAATTGACTTAGATATCGGTTAAACCCCCCGCCTGCTGTATAATCTTTTAAGGATACTTTTATTAATATGACAAAACAAATTATACAATCTCCAGCAGTAGACCAAACCGAGAATCTCTTATCTATTTTTAAGAATGAGTTTTCTAGCACCGTAATTCCCGTTTATATTAAGTCAATTGATAGGACTCTTAATTTCCGAGAAATTACAGTCGGTGAATATAAGACATTTGCAAAAACGGCGCTGGATAATGCAAATCGTCCAGCAACTGTATTTAAGGCTATCAATAGTCTAATCACTAATGTGCAGATAGATAAATCTGTAGACATAAATGATTTGTTAGATGTTGACCAAGTTCATATTCTTTTCAGTCTCTGTCAAACGACTTTTCTAAATAAGCCTCGGACATTAAATTGCCCTGAATGTTCGACACAATGGTCTGCCTCGGTTGATGTGGAGGCAATAAAAGATAATTTTGCAAGCATCGATATTGCTGACAAAGATTACACAATTGAGGATACCAATAGAATCTATACATTTACGGTAGGATTTCCTACTGTCCGCCGACTTACTAATGTGTTTGAAGCTGTTCAGCGAGATGCAACAAAGAATAAAGCTGTTAAACGTGCTGCTAAAAACCAAGGAGACGCTGACACTGATGACGCAGACAACGTCACCTCTGATTCATTAGAACTTGCAACTGCATATATTACGGCGTTCATTAAGAAACTATCTATTGTTCGTAAAATCAAGTCTGATAGCGAATCTGAACCAGCCAATAACAACATTGTTGCCGAATTAGAAATTCTCCCTGTTGCTGTTGCCAATAAATTGATTGGAATGCTTCCTCGGGCAATTCTAAGTTCAGGTGATGATTCTGGGATTTTCACGAAGATCACGAATGATTTTATCAGCAAGGAAAACGGGGTATTTGTAAAGTCTACATGTCCACAATGTGGAACCGAAGCTCGGGGCCAGATTGGAAGTGTTACGGATTTTTTACTATCCTAAAAGAGCATAGTATTCAATACTATCGCTACGTCCTAGATTCTGAACAGCTTTTTATCAAGCGGTTCAAACTTAATCCTTTTTTAATAGAACGTCATTGCACCGTTCTTGACTATACATTTTTCGTAGATAGAATTTGTGACGATATTGTAGAGGAAAACAAGGATTTAGGAGATGGCGGTGCCAATTCCAAAGTCATTAAATCCTTACGGGCAGTCAGAAATATCCTAAACAACCTGAATTTGCCAGAATAATCCTCGGCCCATAGCGGCGGTAAATAGGTTAAAATATTTATAGGTTGTTAAACGATATGTCGTCATCAGATAAATTAAGCGGAAACTTCTGGCCAGATTCTACCCAGTTTGAAAAAGATTCTGGGATTGTGCTAGCTGATATTATGCCTAAGGTTAAGGTGACTGTATTGAGTACACAGTCTATGGGCCAGTCTATATGTGCTACATTATCTGCGATTTACGAACGGATGAGCATAGTCAAAGAACGACTTACTCCTGGGTCGGCGGCAGCGACGTCGCAGCCTAAAGATGGCCAAGCATCATCTAAAAGTAGTTCATCAAGCACTAGTGGAAAACCCCCCAATGCAAATGCTCCCCCCAATGCAAATGCTAAAGAGAAGATGTCTAGTATTCTAAAAACGTTATGCGGAGAATCTGATTCAAAGGATATTCCACTAAGTATTTGGATGTTGTTTAGATCATTTAATTCAGAAATAGAATCTGTTGTAAATTTGGCCATACAGGGAGAACAAACCCAAGCCACATACCAAACAATGGGGTGGTCTAAATCCGAGTCTTTTATATCTTGGATAGCCGATAGAATTAACATGATTTTAGGCAAGGCCGAAATAACATCTGGTGTTATCAGCGGACTTAAAAAATTCTTGCATTTTATTAGCGCGGAATTTATGATGGGCCCACAATTTGATGTTACAAAGGCTTTAGAGCCCCCTCGGCCGTTTTCCTTTGAAACTAATTTAATAAATGACACACTTAAATCTGCAAATAGAAACAAGCTGCTGCTTGGAAAATTAGTCGGGGGGATTCCATCAAGAGCAATGGATGGATTAACAATAAAACCTGGCAATCTATTTAATGTCTATCTTCCAATTCCAATTGGACTTGGCAATCCAAATAGCGGGCTGTCCAATCTTAAGGTTGCAAAATTGTTTTTATGTGAAGCGGAATTTACTGTAACGTGCAAGGGTGGAGTATATCGAGACGGTGTAACCCCCGAAGCCTATGGATTAAAATGCACCTTTAAGTCACTTCTCCCACAGCTAATCAATCTTACGCTGTCTGAGTATTCCAATAACCTCACTAGACGAAAATCCGGGCGGTTTACCAAATTCTTTATTTCTGATAAGGTTGAACAGTTGACAATTAAAAAAAACCAAGCAAGAGCCGCCGCCGTCAAGGCCGAAAATGCTGCTGAAAAATAATGTTATCATTATGTCAATAAAACTTCCAACTTTATCAATATCCCAAGCAGATTCCCCAATCGTCAAACTGTCTCCAGGTGATATTGAGTTAGTGATGTCATATTATCGGGATCCTAGAAAAGGTGATTTATTTTGCCATAATCTAAATGGTGGACTTTCTATTCTAGGCGATATCTCTGAATGGCCAGAATATCATGTTGTGACGGATGCCCATTGGTCACAGCTCTCATATGCAATTTACAATACAACTTCTCTGTATTGGTTTTTGATGATGGCCAACTATAATCTAGTAAATCTACCAACACTTTTCAGCCCTGTCAAAGCTCCTAATCATATCAGATATCATCCTAATGTTTTAGATGCCCTTAGACAAATCGAAGAACAGTCAATCGTGCCGTAATGAGTCTTTTATATCCAGACAATCTAAATGGCTATGGGCTTTCAGTTCGATTTGGCAAACGTGATGAACTGGCTGATCCTAGCAGCAAAGAAACTGTTGCTTTATTAAATACAAAAATCAAGCATATAGAACTTCTGTCAAAGATGAATAGCATTGTTACTCATGCTATTATCAGATATGTTGATTTAACTGACACTCTTATAGCGTTGACAAGATCTCACCCAATGTTTTGCAGGATTGAGATTACCAACCCTTCTGGTGCTCCTATATTTGATGAATACTTTTTACTGAATTCACCAAAACTGATTCGATCAACAGCAGTCAATACTAAAGTCGAATTCAGCATGGTCAATATACTGGCAATGCTGGGGGATACCTATATTGATTATTCTAATTTTGCTACTAAATGGGACAAGATTGATTATGCCGCAGACCTTGCCAGCATTCTTTCTCCTGTTACTGACCAATTAGGAAACCCGCTTTATATTCCTGTTAATGTATTTGGCAATACCAGCATTTCAGAATTAAAGCGAAGGATATTTGCCCAGAACAGCAAAGTCGGAGATGTATTCAATTCAGCAATTCAGGATCTATATTCTCCAGCATTTGATGAATCGTTGATTAGTCGATCATCTTTTACAGAAGCCGCTGCTCAAAAGATTCCAACTGCTCTTGCTGGATATGTTTATGATTTTACGAAAAAAAGGATTCAACTAACTCGATTTGACCTAGACACCAAGTCAGCAGTTGATTTAACAAAGACTGATTACCGTTCAGAAATTCTATATTGTATTGTTGCCCAAGACGAAAGCCGAGGATCATCTTTTTCATTCAGCCCAAATATCGATCTTAGGAAAAGGTTTTCTTCATTTGGTATTACAGGTGTAATTAGATGGTATAGTGACATGGCAAAACGCCATTCATTATATGTAAATCCAACTGAATACTGGGATTATGCAACAAAGACTTTATTGAATGATGAAAATTCTTGCAGAGGGAAGCGATTAGATCCGGAACAGTTTACTAACCAGGATATTGTTGACAGACTTATCGAGAAGCCTTATTACGACACCGAAGAATATACTACAGCGTATTTCAAGGATGTGAAGATAAAATACCCTGGAGACAATACCTATCAAAATCTAGTTGATGATATTTTAGATAATGCCTCGGTTACAGTTACGGTTCCTTGGCAAATGCTCCATGTTCCTGGCCAAATCATACAACTTTATATTCATGACTTTTTACCAAGTGCAGACAAAGTTAAAGACAGCCAATATTCAGGCTGGATAACCACATTCTCCGGTCTTTGGAAAATAGTTGGTTCAAAAACAGTTATTACACCAACTATTGGGGTTGAAAATCTTGGGGAGTATTCTAGCGGCATTTCATATAGTGAATCGCTGCAATTAGTTCGATTTAAGAAGTTTGTGGAGCCAAACGAAAATGGCTAAGAGCGTGTCAAAAACAACCCCAACTATCTTGTCTGCTGCCGAAAATCGTGCTGCTACTAATAAGAAAAAGTTAGATGAAAATGTCGCTAAAGATATGGCAAGACTTCAGACACAAGATGCTGCCATTAATAGTTGCATATCTGATGGAAACTTGCCAGATACTGCTGCCCAAGCCACAAAAAGCATAAACAAGGATTCTGATACTGCTATTGGGCTTACAGCTAAATCAGCAGGTTTAGATGTCTTGGCGTCTGAAGAGGAACTTGCTGCTGAAAGACGGGCAAAAATAGAACGAGAACGCCAAGAGCTATTGACAAAAATTGCTAATGACACGATGGTTGGATCCATTGATGTCTTAATGAAAACGCTTAATGCTGTTCAGAATAGAATAGAGAGTTTAGGCGACGAGATTTATGGCATTCTGTTTCCTAATAACAAGCAATTTATTCCTTATGGGGATATTGCGAATGTTTTAACGAATGTACATGAATTAGTATCTAATCTGACTAATATCTTAAAGCCATTAAAACCAATTGCAGATTCTTGTGCTGGAATAATGGTGATTGAATCTGTCATCCCGGCCATCTTAGACCTATTGAATTCCATGTTGATTAATATCATGGAAATTCGAGATCGATTTACACCTGAACAGTTGAAAGCCTTAGAAAAAGCTTCTGGGAAATTCAGTGTTGAATCTGCATTAATCAAATTCCTTCAAAAAATCTGGGAAGATTTAATCAGTATTCTTAAGCCCTATATTACAAATCTATTAGTTGCTTTAGCATTTGATTGCATCAATAAGATGATCAAGATTCTTAAAGATGCCGGCATTCTAACTGCTCTTCCACCACCTCTTAGCTATATCCCACAGATTATTGAAGTTGCTCGATTTGTTACAAGTGGCCAATTAGATGTATTAGTGAACAAGTTGTATGGAATTGGTGACACAATCATTCGTGATTTTGAAATGATTCGGGTGCTGGCCAATAACCCAGGAATTGCTGGAATGAGCATCACTGAAATTAACCAAGAATTGGCAAAACGAGGAATTGATTCAACTCACGAATTAGATCCTAATAGTGAGCTCTTAGGTGAACAGGCCTTGATTGCAAATCAGCAAGCTAATGAAAAAACTTTACAGGCCATTCATGCTGGTAAAGAATTGATCAATGCAATAACATCTACTGCTGCGGCCATGTATCAATCACTTCCATTATCTACTCAAGAAAAACGAACACAATTCACTACAGACATGGGCAAGGCCATGGTAGAAGCAAACAATCAAGAGCGTAAAAAACTAACAAGATAATATGTCTAAACAGAATTGTCAGCCTAAAAAATACTTCGGATTTTACCGAGGAGTAGTTTGTGCAAATCTCAGTGATGGGCATTGTATTGTGTCAGTTGATGGAATTATCAATTATTCATCTGACAAAGACATTCATACAGTTCCTCCCGCAAAACTCGCGGTTCCTGTATATGGTGGGAAGGATAATGATTCTGGCCATTTTGAATATCCTAGTATAGGTGCTTGTGTTTGGGTGTTTTTTGAAGAAGGTGATGTTCGTAGGCCGGTTGTATTTGCCCAAGATACAACCGGAACTCCTGGGTGGTCTGAACTTTATTCTTCACAAGGAAAGCCCTCTCCTGGAAATGATCTAACAACTCCTCCCCAGCCACTATCAAAGAAAATCCAATTCGCTGGGGCATATATCAAGATTGAGAAAATTCCTCCTAAAACTCAAAATAACCCAACAGACAATTGGTGCACTAGAGCAAGCATCAATATGGAGCATCCACCAGGAGTAAACTCTGTTACTACCGGGCATACAACTCCATTTGCAACTCAAATTGTCATTGACAACATTCCAGATAAAGATGATCCAACAAATGGAAGTGGGGGGCAAGTTGCCATTTCAACGGGCCGAAAAGTCTTAATTAAATCTCCGCATATTATCTTAGATGCAACAAATAATGATTGCACTGGAAAGTTTGATATTTATGGAGATTTCGTTAATATCAATGCAGTCAATAAAAACTCTACTGGCACATTGACAATAATGGCAGATCGAGTCGTTGAAAAACGGCATACCCAATATTCAGAAACTGACACACAAGTTAAAGTGGAGATTTAATCATGGCAGCAAAGAAAATAGTTTTAGACAGCAGCATTCCTGATAAAACAATCAACAGCCCTAAAGTGCTGGATGATGTATTAGAATCGATGAGAGATATTGATTGTGCTGCATCTCCTGGCAATTCAATCCAAGGATTTGGAAATATCGCAATGTTGTCTCCTGAAGACAGTATTACCCAAAGTTTGATAAACCTGCTTAAACTTCCGGTTGGTGGGAACGTATTATTTCCAGACAAAGGAGAATCAATTTCTCATCTGATTTTTACATCAGCTGCTCCTGAGGATATTGTTCTCTCAACTGTGAAGTCTTATATTGAAGCCCATGAATCTAGGATTACAGTTGAATCTATCGATATTGATGTCTATGTAGATGAGTATTCTCAAAAACATGCAACTATAGATCTAGATTTTAAGTTTAAGACTGGAGACGAGATATACAATACTGTTTTAGAATTCGTGGATAATGTCTAGGGAGGTTTAACCGGTGTGATAAATAGAGGTTAATAGCGCGCGAGAATTTTATGGCAACTGCAACAAATAATCCAAATATCCTCTTTAATGGCCTATCAATGAAGGCCGCCATTACTCAGAAGCTTTCTGAAGATCATGGATTGACATCTGCGTTATTTGCAAATTCAAATATCTCGATTCTTATTGATATCTTGTCTTATATGTATCAGACTTTGATGGCTAATCTGAGATTAGCAGCATCTGAATCTATGTTTTCAGATACATTTCTTTTTGAGAACGCAACTCGTTTAGCAAGATTGATTGGATATTATGCAAAAGGTGGCCATCCATATACGGTGGATGCAAACATTCTTTTGAATGGAAAGCCACAAGATTCTAGAACGGTTGAATTATCTGTCAATCATTACTTAAAAACAACTCTAGGATTTGGCCCATATTCTTATGATTTTGCCTTAGTCGATAATAATGTTGGTGGAGACACTAGCAAATATCGATTTGCCTTAGGCCATTGGGAAGAGGCTACATTCACAGGAACCGGTGAATCTTGGCAGGAATTTGTATTATCTGCTTCTGGGAATGATTTAGACAATTCCAAGAAATTCATTTCCCAGCAATATATTCATGTCACCACAACGAAGGCAAATGCCACGATTGATGCCGATAAAGTATGGTATAAAACGGATGTCCCATTATTGATTGCCCCCAATTCTGGTGGTGGGAAAGGGGCATCTATTCCTGGCGGGTTGATTAATGTTGTTGACAATGAATCTGACCAACAAACCTATCTCTATAATCTTTTCTTAGATGAAAACGAGAATATGGTGATTCGGTTTGGTGATGGTGTAATGACTCATGCCCCAGGAAATGGGGATTCAATAACGGTCCGATATATTGTTTCAAGTTTTGGATTAGGTGACATTACTCAGGCGGCAATTGATGCAATTGCTAATTCTGATCCAGCAACCTTGACTTTAACCTTTGAACAAGGTGATTGGCAAGTTGCAAATGAAAACCTAAAGAAATATAATGTAGTGCCAGTAACTAAACTGTCTGGATTCAAGGCACAAGATGACGCCGAATCTATTAAGACAAATGCACTGAATTCTTTTAATCGACAAAATCGATTAGTTACGAAAGATGATTATCGATCATTTATCCTAGAAAACAATTCAGTTTTACAAGATGTTTTTGTTCAAAACAACTGGGAATATGTGTCAACTTTCTATGGATTCTTATATTCAAATGGACTGAAGGTTGCTCCCCAAGATGGTTCCAAATACCTGAATCCAAATACTTTATCTGCTGCCGGATTTAATACGATTGACGCCGCTGACTCAAACAATGTTTATATCTGGGCACTTCAGAAAAACGCGGTTTCTCCCACTGATTTAGAATATGAAGAATCAACTCGTGCTGGTGTAAGCAATTTGATTGAAATTACAGAGAGATTGAATGGCTTGAAGTCAATCACAGAAAACATCATTTTCTTAAATCCTTTATGCAAGCGATTCGTTCCTTATGCTGCTGATATTGTCATTGATTCTTCTACTATCACAAACTCTTCAACTGCTCCAATTATTCACAACCCCTTGTCATTGATTACATCTGAAACTGGGGGGACTACAACTAATATCATAACCGTTTTTGGCAAAGGGCAAACTGCTTATGCCCCATCAACATTGCGGTTTTATCTTGATGCAACTAAACCATTTATTGCCGGCAGAGTAAATGCAAAGATTTGTTCAATTCTAAAAACTCATTTGTTTGATAACATTATGTTAGGAAATGCCCCGAGCATTTCCGCCTTATTAAAAGATTTGATGAGCATCGAAGGGGTAACTAACATTACGACAAGAACAATGATCAAGAAACCTGGCTCTGATGAGTATATTGTTTATGAGCGCCAAGGAATTTATTTCTTGTCTTGGACTTCAAATGTTGACAATCTATTGGTTGAGTATGAAGATGCAGTCGTTGCTCCAAATCTCCCCTCAATTGCAGGATTTCAATATTACATTCCTGGCCTGAATTTCGATCAATTTATTTCTAACTTCGTAGAGTTATCAACAGACTACACCAAGACTTCTTCTTCTCCTTAATGATCAGATATGAGTAGAGAATCTCCAACATCTTATTTGGTATCTATAGTTGACGAGATCAATCAAAAACTTGGGGCATTAAAATCTGTTGCAGATGCCCCAGTTTGGATCAATCCAAACAATAGTGTATACATTCAAACTGGATATTCTGTTGGAGATATTGTTGTATTGTATACGAATGAATTAGATGCCTTAGTCTCAATCAAGGATTATATTAAGGTTGTTTGTGATTCGTATAATCTTGACTATACTGCCCTCTTTTTAGAAAAGGCCAACCCTAATATCGATCATAGATTGATTAGAACTTTTCTATATGGTGGGGTATTAGACGAGCAAACCGGTCTGAGAATAAATCCAATTACGATTTTATCCCCTACTAATAAACGATCTGTCTATATCTCTCTAATTGACGAGAATTTTGATACACCAGGAACTACCCAATCTTGGTTTAATTTAGATGATGTAGATCGAAAAGAACTTGGGATTTTTCAGAAGAAGAAAATTGCCAGGTTATTGACACAAACAGATGTTTTTAGAGACATTCTCGGGGCATTGCTAGAAGATCATATTCGCGATTATCACTTTAATGCAAATGACCAAAGTGGGAATTCTCGAGTTAATGAAGCTGCCGTAATTTTAAGTGAATTAGCAGAAACATTAGTCAATAGAAACAATTTGTCAACGTCTACACTTCGAATCCCTGTATTTGTAAACGGAGAATTAGTTGGAAAAACTACGGTCATAAAGCGATCTTCTGGCAATACCGAGGTTTTTTCAACAATTGATACAACCAATTTAACTGCTGGGAATTATATTAAGATTGACTTTTGCCCAAATGAAGAAAGTCCATTTGTTGTTCCAACATGTATCAATACAAACCGAGGAATTATCAATTGTTCGGATGGGATAGATATTGCCAATTCAAAATCGGCGTGGGCAGTTGACAATTATATTTTAGCTGGCAGATTTTTAGATGGATCAAACAATCTATTCTCTAATTCAACGTATGAATACGAGAAAATTGCATTGCTGAATATATTTTCGGGGTTTTCCTCGACTAGATATAGTGTCGAATGTACTGGAATTGGTTCTTCTCAGATACGCCCCTCAGTTGAAATGGACAATAGCCCGTTGGTGGAATGCATAGATCAAGACCATGTTAGAACCCCAACATCAATTACATTCAAACTAAACGAAAAATACCCCTGGAAAATTACGGGGGTAAATGTTCGTTTATTTGGATTATCAAATGCGACTTAAAAATTAGCGCCGATATTCTCGGAAAAGCCCCCAACCATAACTACCCGGACTGGCCCGTTTATAGACAAATGCGTCTCCATTAGAGGTAGAAATTGTTATCATATTTCCAGCACCATCTGAATTGGCGCTTGTAATATAATTGTCTCCAAATAATGGGGGAGAAATAGAACCAACCGTTCCGCCTGTAATTGCATCACGAATAGTTGCAGTCTTTTCGTCAAAGGTTACGAATAAAGCTTCTTGTTGGTCCATTTTTTCTTTTCTTATTGAATAATTGTTAAGGATAAGGTTACTAGATTATTTATCACTGCGATGATTTCTCGCCAACCTTCTTAAATTCCTTGCTAGCATCAATAACATTCCCCCCACCAGCAGCCCCTAGCCATAATCCACCCGCTTCTTTATGGGCCTTAAGAGCGACTTGAAGTTGTTTGCCGGGAAGTAGATTCTTCAATTCATCAAAAAATCGATCTTCTGAGATATCCACCAATTCAGGTATCTTAGAGAAAAATACTCCTAGGGCAGCAGTACAGATAATATCTAGAATCTTATCAGATTCTTCGTATATCTTGAAAATATCAAAAGACCTCTTTTCTTGGTTATTGCCCTCACCAAGTTTTTCTCGGTCTTCTGCAAATCGATCACCAGCTAATACTTCTCCTAGATTAGATAGATAAATTGACAAGGTAGCAGCATAAATTCCATTCTTAGAATAGAATTCATCAGGTCGTGCTACTTTTGTGGCCAACATTGTGAATTCGGCAGTGGCAGAATTTAATGCACGGAAAATAGACCGAAGCTTTTGGAAAGTTGTTATGTTATCAATTCCCTCCTTTTTACTGCCATCGGTCACCCCGTCTGCCCCATTCTCATTCTCATTCTCGCCTTCTTCAAGAATTGCTACAATGTCTTCTACTGTAGCATCATTGATCGCTTGGGCATAATCAAATTTACTCGTCATACAACAACTTTCTGTTTTTGATTTGTGAATCTATTATACTGATTCGCCCTGTCAGTGATCCACTTTGCAATGAATCTGAAGCGCTTCGACTCGCAGCATTCAATATGGCCCCTTTTTCATTGTCTTTAAATCAAGATAATCATTTGGGTGGTGTCACCAGGTCACACCCAGAATTATTCTCCCGATTCATTAATAGGCCTATATATTTCATCTAGAAAATGATTCTGGGTGTGACCTAGAGAATTCTGCCCGAGTTCACATATATGCGGTAAATAGATTTTATGTCCAAGTTTTACACATCTGACGCAGAGCCTTTACAATTTTTCCATCAACGGGATTTTAAGCAAGAGCGTGCAGTAATTGACAATTACACTCACGATATTATCAAATCCTATGGAATGAGAGTTGGATATGTTACTCAGAGAAAAAACTATCCATTATTTCCTACAATAAACGTTCCCCAAAACGATCTTTTCTTTCATGCTTATGGGGATATTGTAAAACCAAATTACAATCCCCCATTCGAAACTGGGGCATATATCAAGTTTTCAAATGATATTTTTCAGTTCAATAACTTTGGCCTGTCAAACACGTTTATTTGTACAATGCATTTCAATAAACGAGATTTTGCTTTTGACAGCGCCTTTTTATTAGGAGATAATTTTACGGTATCAGGAACTGTTCGAGGGATTTATCCAGTTCCTATGGGATCTGATCAAGGAATTCATTTAGCCATTAACGACAAAGATGTTTCGTTTGAATTTGATTTTCCATATATAGATGCCAAGGGTATTGTAAAAATATCAAACCCGGATATTGAGAACTTTCGAGTAAAGATAAATCGCTTTATCAATGAAGAATTATATGGCACCTTTGAGCGTAGATATTCAGCAGCAAAGTTGTTTTTGAATAATGAAATTCGGGTAAAGTATTCTAAAGCTTTGCCTGGTAGTGATGACAGTAGTTTAGATAGTAGTTCGGGTTCAGATAGTAGTTTTGGTGGAGGATCAAGTTCGTCTGACCAAGAATATATTGATATTGAATGTACATACAGCTTTATCATTAAGAATCCATTTAAAGCCTACAACGAATTTTGCTGGAGACTTACGCCTTCAGTTGGTGACATTGTTTTAGTTAATACCGTTGAAAATCGAGTTGAGAAGTTAGAGATTACCGAGGTTTTTGCTGAGAATAAGGCAGCAGACGGCATCAACCCATTGCTTGGTGAATATACTTGGAATTGTATTGCTGTTCCATATATTCCAGAAACTGATGTAGAACCTGGCGAAATTACTTCACCAACTCCAATTGACGCCCATAAACAAACACTTATCGAGATGGCCAATCAGGCCGCATCTAATATGGGTGCAAATACTTCTAACTATAAAGAGATTGGTTCTGGGCCACTTGGAGCATTAACCGAGGATGATATTTATGGTGGATATGATTTAGCAATGCCTCCACAAACACTAAGCACCTCACTTACAATTATTCCAACCAAAGACATTCCTACAGAAAATAATTACAGGCCAAATATCTGGAAAACTCTTGATCCCTTACAAAGCCTTGAATGGGAAATTGATAATGTTTTATTCTCATCTACTTTAGACGATCTGTACTTTAAGTTAAAGAATACTTTTGATGAAGTAATTACAGATAGAATTTGCGAGAAGTATAAGCTTGTTAAACTAGATTATAGGCAGATTGATTCTAAACTCCCTGAAAAAATAGTAGAGTTGAATGCGGGGGTTTATCCTTTTGGAGAATTCGGATTTGCTTTGCCTGATGCAAGGTTGCAAGTATTAGTTAACCATCCAGAAGTATTGGATCAATTTTTAGAAGATAATGCAAGTACATTATTCGCTCTAAATAAACGGGTTGTTAATAAGAGTATTAAATCAATCCTCTTTATTTCAAAGGAATTCTTTGATATTGTTGGCAATGCGGTAATTCTAGATCGAGAGATTTCAAGGAAAGTTAAATTGCCAGGATCAGGGCTGATTGTTGATTTGTATGATATTGAACAGAAAAATCTTGGTTCTGATACGTATAAAGAATTGGTTAAAGAGACTCACCCTGAAGGATGGAAGCCTATTGGCAGCTTGAAGCCAATTAAGAAAGTTGTTGGGCCTTTGGTTTCGATTTATGAATTCGGGGATGATGCAAATAGTAGATTGGCAACTAATGGAAAGAGTTTGTTCTTTGAAACTTGGAATTTGAATGGACAGTTGCTTCGAACAGAAATTATCAACTTACGCCCGCCAATGGATTGGTCAACTGAAATTGCCGACGGACAATATCACGGCCAATCAATTAGCCAAGAATATGTTGGTTGGAATTGGTTAGATGGTGATTCAACTGGCATTTATTTCAATACAATGACAGGTGAAAGAATCCAGATATTTAGTCAAGAAGATTCTTCAGATTACTCGTCACCTGACAATCAATTAACTTCTGGCAAATTGCCAAATCGGAAAGTAATTGTCAATACAACTTCAACCATAAATCCTAAATCTGATATTGCTTCTTCGCCAAATGGATTGATTGTATCATTTAACTCTTCGCCCTATTGTATTAGGATCAAAGATGCAGATGATGTTAATGATGTATCTAATCCTAGATTTGGAACATCAATTATCTACGGATCAACGATTCTTCAGCCTTAAAAAAATCTGCGCTGAAGACTGCTTTTCTTTTGTCGTCTTTTAACGAATTTGTGGCAAGAAGTCTCCCGTCTTCTATAAGCGGGAGATGAATTGCCAGTTATTATTATGACAAATAAATTCTAAATGTTTGAAACTTACTTGCTTATAAGTCTTGTCTGGTATTGTTATATAATTTCCTTCTATATCTTTTACATAACATCCACCACTTGTAAAACCGCTTATAAAACCAACTTCTCCAAACAATCTTACCTTGTCATTAAGATAAAAACCATTTTGATACTTAATATTTTTATTATTTCTTTTTTGCGTTTTGTTAGGTATTTTTCTACCTTTCCTAGCTGTTGCTTCATGTAAACTGCGTTTCTTTTTCCTAAATTGCTTTATCTTGAATATCCCTACATTATCTATAAATCCTTCCTCTACCCCTGATATTACTAAAGCATCATTGTAATGAGTTTTATCCAAACCTAATTCCTTCCTTTTAGGAGTAGTGATGCTGCCATAGGTTATATATGCATTAGGATATTTTTCAAACACCCTTTTTCTTATAATATTCATAAAGGGTGTTTCTTTGTAACTTGGCATTTTCTTTTTATCTGCCATCCATTTATAAAATATTTCCCCTTCCTGATGATTCTTATGATTGTGGCAATCAGTACATACGGTTATTAAATTATTAGCTCTATCAGTTCCACCTTTAGATTTATATATTATGTGATGAGTTTGAAGTATCTTGCCTTTCTTCTTACATACTTGACAGGTATAGCTATCCCTAGCAAACACATAATATCTAGTGTTATAGTACCCATAAGTATTGCCTTCTTGGTATCCTTTACTTTCTATATCTGGATTTATCATCTTCTGGGCATCGAATTTGCCTACTTCAATAATTAAGTTGGGATTAGGTAATAAATTACAAAACCTATCAATCCACATAAAAGTGTTATCTATCCTGCTTTGTATACTAGGTGGTAACCAACCTTTCTTTTTGGATTTAGTTCTATTAAGAAATCTTGGCTCTCTATATCTAGTCTTTCTACCTCTTCTTGAACGCCTATATATTTTCCTTGTTTCAAGAAGACTTGATACATCATCTCTGAGTTCAATTTCTCCTTTTGCTAACACTTTGTCTTCTGTAGTTATAGCCACGCCAACGTGTTTTGCTCCTAAATCTATGCCTATGCTTACAGGCTGTTTAGTTTCACCAGTAGCATATAACAATTGTATTATAAATGGTTCATAGCTTATTATCTTAGCTTTATTTTCTTTTAGTAATTTTCTTGCTTTTTTAGGTGTCGTTGGCATTAATGCCTCACCTCTTAAATTTTTGACATATACTCTCAAGTTATGTCCTCCTTTCAGAGTTGTTACCCTTAGACAATGTTATTATAGCTTGTATGTGAGAACATACACATTAGGTTCACTGTTCCTACTCATCAGAACTGTTTAGAGAGCCTACACAGAGCCTAAAACTAGGGTATCATTCTAGGGTGTGATAACTATAATAACGTAGCCAATTAAGGCTTAGTCTAGTCAACCATAGCTTTTACAAGCTCCCACTTCAAGTCTTGTTAAAGACTAAGTGGTGAGCTGTTGACGAAGTCTATGTAATGCCACTAATATATTTATTGGCAAGCAATCCTAGAATTCTCCCAACGGTTCCTCCTACAAATGCCCCTAGGATAATTCCAAGAATAGACGCTAACATATAGGTCATTGAGAGTTTTCCTTTTCTTCTTCTTCTTCTTCGACTGAAATTGATTCGGGTTTGTCTTTGCTTTCTTTGATTAATCTAGGTGGTGGAGGACTTGGCTTTGCGGCTTTCACCCTAGGCTGTTTAGTTGGTTTTGGATTTTGTCCTTTTGGAGGAATTGTTGGTAGAGGAATAGTTGGTTTTTCATTAACCCCGCCTTTATTTTCTCGGCCCTCTTGAAGAATCGGATCTGTTACAGGCCGTATTGAACGAGAAGGCCAAGAAAAATCTCGATTAAATTCTTCACTACTAACTGGGTTACTATCAAAGGCATCATCAGTCATAGAAGAAGGAATGCCTGGTTCGACTTTCACCCATTTTTGAATTTCAAAATGCCGGTCTTTCATTGAAACAATTCGATTATTCTTAGTCGAAATAACCCTGATATTTTCGGCCTCTTCAACAGTTGCACGAATCCAATGTTGTTGATAAACTTCATCACCAATAATTTTAATCTTCGTGTTGCCAACTAAAAGATACTTAGGTTCAGGTTGCTTTTTCTGAATAGGTTGAAATGGCGGTCTTGGATTGGTGACTCTTGGTTCTGGTGTAGGAGAAGGAAGAGGAGAAGGAGGGGAAGGGGGAGGAGTCATTGACAAAGAGCCGCCTGGGCCATCTTGAGGGGGAGGTCCGCGGAGAGGTGAATTGTTAGGTAAAGCAGAAAAATCTCCTGGGCCTCCAATAATATCATTGACACTTAATCCCGCTCCAACTGGATCGTCTCCGGATTTTTGCAGATTAACATAAGGAACTTTACTGACTACCCGAATTTTTTGTTCAGACAGTGCATAAATCTTGGCCAATTCTAATTCCGATGTTCCAATAACACCTTCATCAATATGTGATTGAAACTGGCCCTTTTCATTTTGCTCAAAAACTTCTAATGTGAATACATATTTTTGTGGAGGTTGGTTTGGTGGCGTAGGTTGCATAATCTTTTTATTCCTTGTTTTATCCTGGGGTATAGTCTTGGCAGGAGGCGGATTAGGTTTGGGCAATATGATTTTCTGAGTAGCCGCCTGATTATCCCTTTCTTTTAATGCAGGCTTTTTCTTGATTTTTGTTGTATTAGTAAATGGCCACATTTAATCGCGAACAATCTTTGAAATTCCATTTTTCTTTTTGATCAATAACGTAGAAATATCTGGTTCCTCCGCTTCAAGAATTTCATTTCGATGTGAAATAATGAAGATATTATAGAGCTGTCCCAGATTTTGCTGTTCATCATCTATTTGGTTTGTAATAGATGTTGCTGCTCCTCCTCCTACATTATTCTTCAATATAGAAATTATACCATTAATCGCCAGTTTGTCTAAATTCGAATCAAAGTATTCGTCTAAAACCAAAAGATTTACCTCGAAGTTATATTGATTCATCAATAGAAACCTAAAGGCAAACGAGGCCGCGATTGTCATTCGCATCTTTTCTCCTGAAGAAAATGTGTCATAACTAGATTCTCCTCCGGGAGTATAAAATGACAATGAATAATCGTCATTGAAAACACAAGAATAATCTGCTCCCATCTGCTCTAACAAGATGGCCATATAAGAATTCAGGGATGTAATGAACCTTGAAATAACGAATTTCTTGACAGTTTCATCATTAGTCGCGAATTTCAAGATATCCAATTGTTTTCTATACTTAACTAATTCTGTCTTCTTTTCAACGAATTCATTCAACTCGTCTTGTTTGCCCTGAATCATGCCATCAAATTGGTTTGTATTGTCTAAATCTTTGACTGCTGCCTTAATGTTAGTGTGTTTTACTTCGGCAACGGTTAAAGATTTAGTTTCATCAGCAATAGACTGCTTAAACTTAAGGAGATCATCAGATAATGTCGATCTATCCTTTTCCATTGTCTCCTTAGTCTTTACTAAGTCTTCTTGGATTTTCTTGGCTTCCTTAATTTGTTCCTTTAATTCTTCTAGCTCCTTTTTGCCCAAATCAATTTGCTCTTGATTTTTGGTTGTATTAAGAATCGTATCTAACTTTGGCTTGCAATCTTCACATAAGACTTCAGTAAGTGACTTGTTTTTCTTAATCAAATCGGCATACTTGTCAATAGTCGTTTTAATTCGAAGCAAGGAATTATTAAGTTCATTTAATCGGTGTGTTGCTTTTAAGTAGTCTGAATTGGTATTGGCCAGGGCCACTCGATTATTTGCTAATTCTGTTTCTTTCTTATTTGCTTTATCTTCTAACTTCTTTAATGCCCTTTTATGTGCAGATATTGTTGCAGCTAATTCTTTGAGGGTATTAGAATAATCTTGTTTAGCTGCTTTGATTTTTTCTTGATAAGCTTCTTGTTGAGCCTTTAATTCACATAATGTCTTGGAAATAATGGCCATCGAGGATTCTATCAATCTGATATCATTCTGAGTATTTGAGATGTCTCTAGAAATTGCTCCATTGATATCATAGATATGTTTGGTGCCAGATATGAAATTCAAGAATTCTTGGCGCTCGGTTTTTGACTGTTGAAAGAAATTGACCCCGAAAGCCGGCGTCAAAAATATCGTCTTAAAAAAGATTTCAGGGGTAATGCCTTTAAGCATCTTAGCAATCATTTCATCTGTAATTGCAATAGATGGCCCCGATATATCTGTTTGTTCTTCTTTATCATTATCAGGATTTACCCTGATCAATTTTAAGAAGGCATTGCTCGCAGTTGCTCCACGAATAATAATAAACTTCACGCCATTAATAATGATATGAAGCTCTACGAAGAATTCATTAGCATCTACGTATCTGTTTTTAAGGTTTTTGTAATTTAGCTTTAGGCCAGCCTTCCCAAAAAGCGCGAACACCACACCAATAAATAATGTGCTTTTGCCAGCACCGTTTGCAGCTTCAGGAATATCTTCATTTATGCCTCTAATTACAGTGATTCCAGGATAATCCGTAATCACAAATTCCTCATCATCAAATGAAAGGAAGTTATGATAGATTACCCGTTCAATAATGTAGTTCATTGGTTAAACCTCTAAAGCATATTTGTTAAAGAGGCCTTTCAATTCACCAACTGTCGTGTCAGCCGAATTGATAACGTCTGGGTCTATTAGCCCTAAAACCTTATCAATAAATCCAGACATTGTAAATCGAACTTGGCCTGGGCCACCTTTATTTTTATCGCCTTGGCTGTTGTCATCACCCATCATTGTAATGAATTGTTTGAATGTAGTGATAGGTTGAAGAATATCAAAAACCCGAATTTGGCCTAATGCCGCGTTAAACTCTTCTCGCTGTTTTACACTCAACTCAGTATCATTATTCAGTCTGATAATTTGGCCCTCAAACTTTTTCAATTCATCCAGATTCTTCAGTTCATTGTTGTTAGAAAAATCTACAAAGTCTGAAATCTTGATAGTCATACATTTTGGAATTTTATCCAGTTCTATAAATTCGGGGGTCTCACCTTGATCATCTAAGATAAAAACCCCGTGAGTAGAATCGGTTTCTCCAAAATTCAAAACTAATGGGGAGCCAATAAAAATAACCCGTTTTCCTTTATAGTCAAATCCAGTTCGATTATGAATGTGCCCAGACATACATAACCCACCGGGTTTTAGACATTTTAGAAATGCCACAATGTCATTTTTTGGCGCAGAAATATATGTCTTTGAGTTTACAATTGACTGTGTATTGATTCGATTATATCTAATTGCGGCGGTGGATGGAGTAAAATGGCCAAAGATATAATTGAATTCTTCGTCTTTAAACGGCAGGGGTTGGTTAGTTTCTATTCCCCAAGGAACGGCTAAAGCTGCCTTTCCATTAAATGTAAATCGTGTCGGTTTCGAAATAACAGTAACTCGATTAACATTGCTGAATATATTAACCGGCGAGATTCCTGGCAAGTTGTCACTTACTAAATCATGATTGCCAACAATAACGACAACTTGCTTAAACGTCTTTGCCAAGAGATTAATCAGTTTATGAGAAACAATAAGAGAAACTGAATTGATATATTCCCGAGAATTGAAATAGTCGCCTAAATAGACAACATTTTCAATGCCCCGAGATTTTCCAATTTCACAAACTTCCTCAATAACCTTTGCTGATAAAAGCAGTCTAGACAAAGAATCTCGACGAATACCAATATGCAAATCTGAGAAGAATAATGTCTTTCCGACAACACTTAACATATATTAATTATATGGTCGCTGGCGGTTAAACCATTGCCGTAATTGCATCAGCAATTGTATTTTCCTTGGTTTGTTGCTCAGTTGTAATAGCGACAGTTGTGAATAATGTGGTTGCAGCAGTTGCAGCATTAATCAATTCATTTTCAACCACCCAAAGAGGATCAACAACTCCTAATTCTAAGGCATCTCCAACTTTCATTGAATTGGCATTGAAGGTAATAAATGCCGCCTGGTTTTTATTCTTGTTATTATTTGTGCTAACAGCCTCTTTTGTTGTCTTAATCAAATTCTTGATGTATTCTGAATCAGAGGTTGTTTGCAACAATCTATCTTGAAGAGAACCAAGAGAATTCAGGAGTGCATAAACCCCGATCTTAAACGCGGTATTAGAAGTTTGATTAAACGAAGAGAAATGCTGGCCTTCAATACCATGTTTCTTAAGAATCTTATCAACTAATTCTCGGTTTACTTCACCATTAAAGAATGCAAGAGCCGCCCCTGCGCCAGCAACTACGCCAGTCGCTAATGCAGATTTACAAGCGTTAATTGCATCCTCGGCAAGATCATATCGTTCTTGGACTTGGATTTCTGTATTTCCACCAACTCTAAGAACAGCAATTCCATTTGTCAGTTTTCCTAGTCGCAAGGTGTCAAATGAAACGTCATAACCTTTTTCACTATCATTTTTAATCTTAGTGGCCAAATTTTCGATAACCGTATTTAGTTTCGTGCTGTCTGCTTTTTCATTGCGAATAATAATCGTATCCGTTCCATTGATCGTAACAGATGCCGCGGTTCCAAATGGCCCTGAAGATGCCCGGTTTACTGAAACATTTCCACCACCACCACCTTCGCCAAGGAATGAAACTCCCGTAGCTGTTGAAATAATATCTGCACCAGTAATAGCAGCAATATCTTTCAAAGTATCACGGTCATTTCCAAAAACAGAGACTTCCACACACGCAGTTTTCAATCCACGAATCTTAGCCATTACTGCCATATTGATAACTTGTGAATCAAATCTTGGTGCAAAGATAACAACAGGTTCTCCATTTTTGCCGTGTTTATTTAGAATGGGCACGATTTCAGAGACATCATTCACTGCTTTTTCAGACACATAAATGGCAGGATTTTCTAGCACATAATCAGACCCATCTTCATTTGCGAAGTATGGGGAAAGTCTTGGTGAAGAAACATTATATCCTTGTGAAATTGAATAAGAAGTTGTCGTTGTATTAGATTGCTCTAACTTGATATTTGCATTGCGCCCGATTTTACAGAAAATCTCGGTAATCAAATCGGCCAATTCAAGATCCTCGTTTGTTGAAATAATAGCAACCCGGCGAACCAGAGAATTGATAGATTGCTGTGAATTTGGGTCAACAGTCACCGTCATTTCAGGCTTATTAAGAACTTCAATAACCGCTTTTACAGCAGCCATTACACCATCTCGAATTTTAATAGGACTAAGATTCTTCTTAGTTGCTAAAAGATTTTCATAGATGGCTTTGGTTAAAATGAGTGTTCCGGTTGTGCCATCCCCTGCCTTATGACTTGTTTTCAAACATGCATCTTTAAGAACATCTAGAACAGCATTTTCAAACGGGTCTTTTAAATTTAAGGCCATCAAACAACTTACACCATCCTTGGTGACCCGAGTTCTGCCGCCTCGATTGATTAAGATATTAGAACCATTAGGGCCATATGTAGACCCAACAATATCTACCGCGGTTTTGATTGTTTTGCTGATTGTTTGTTCACAAACTGGATTTGTAATAGTTTCTGTTGCTCGTCTAGAATTCATTTAGATCCTTCGTTTATTTAATGACAATGTTGATTAATTATACAAGAAAATAGTCATTCAAGACGAACAACTTGCAAAATGGTACAAATTTGGTATAGAGTTCACTTGAAGCTGGCAATCACTAAAGATGATTGCTATTCTGGTCAGGTTTCACAACCTGACATTCCTGCTTCATCGAAGTTGTTTGATTGCTACACAAACAGTGACAACTTTCTCCACAGGCGTTAATTCCCCTGCTTCCCAGGGTACTTAAAGCGTTTTTCTTTAGGTTGACGGCCGCATTCATATCTCGAACGTGGTTTGCCCTACATGTTGGACATGTCCACATTCTGTCGTTCAGCTTCAAGTCGTGCTTCACATAGCCGCATTTCGAGCAAGTCTTTGAAGAGGCGAACCATCTTTCAGCTTTGATGACAACTGAGTTGAATCTTGCTGCCTTTCTCTCAATCTTTGACACAAAACTGTTCCAGCTTGTGTCATTGATGTTCTTTGCGTTTCTTAGGAACTTTGCAATTCCTTTCAAGTCTAAGTCTTCTATTCCTATGACCTGATATTGCTTGACTAGTTGAAGAGCAAGTTTTTCTTGGAAGTCTTTTCTTTGATTGGCAATGTGTTCTTCAAGTCTTGCAACCTTGATTCTAGCTTTATTTCTGTTTTTGCTGTCTTTTTGCTTCTTCATCATCTTCTTCTGAAGCCTGTGCAACTTCTTTGAAGATTCTTGCTTGAATGCGACATAGTTGTAGTCGCGGCCTGTCTTTCCATCGTCGGCCACAAACAATGTCTTTGGACTCCAGTCCAAGCCAATTGCAGACATTTGGCTTTCATGTCTGTATCTTGACTCAATGTATTCTACTTCACAGCAAAGCGAAGCGAAATACTTCCCACTTGGAGTCTTCTTGACAGTTATATTTCTGACTGACCTAATGATGAAATTCTTTGGCAATGAACGAAGCTTGAACTTGACTTTCTTGAGTTTTGGAATATTCAATGTTCTATGATCAAAGTCAAAGCAATTCTTGGAAATCATGACTTCTCGATATGAAAAGTCATTAGACTTCCTTGACTTGAACCTTGGATGCTTGAACTTTCCACCTATCATTCCCTTTGAAGACTTGAACCAGTTGTCAAAAGCTGTATCACAGTCTTTTCTAGCCTGTTGAAGAGCAGTAGATGAGACTTCCTTCATGTACTCGAATTTCTCTTTCCATTGCTTCTCTGTCGTTGGCTTTAGAATCGGTCGTTCCTCCTTTAGAACTTCTGAATACTTCTTCCAATACTCGTTGCGTTCATTAAGATGCAAATTGTAGATTTGACGACAACAACCAAAAGTCTTGTTCATCAAAACTTCTTGTTGCTCATTTGGATAGAGCCTATCTGGAAAGAACATACTTTCTGG